AAAAGAAACAAAACCAAGACTTAAAAAATATAAAGGTCTTAAAGTAGATGTTCCTTACGCTACAGACGAACCTGAAACAAGAGTAAATAAAATTACAGGAGTTCCATATGTTGAACGCACATATGTTGAAGAAATGGCTGAATTAGGATTTTTAAATAAAGGAGAATAACATGAATATAGAAATATGTAAAGAACAAATTAAAAGACACGAAGGCGAAGTACTAAACATCTACGAAGATAGTTTAGGCTATAAAACTTTAGGAATTGGACACCTCTGCAAACCAGAAGACCCTGAATATGATTGGGCAGTAGGCACATCTGTGTCTCAAGAAGTAGTAGACATGTATTATAATAATGATTTTGTTACTCACCTAGCAGAAACTATACATGTTATAGGTAGTGAAGAAGCTTTCTATAATTTACCTGAAGTTATACAGCATGTATTAGTTAATATGTGTTTTAATTTAGGAGGTACAAGATTTAGTAAATTTAAAAATATGATTAAAGCTTGTAGAGAAAATAACTGGAAAGAAATGGCTGTACAAATGGAAGACAGTCGTTGGTATAAACAAGTAGGTAGAAGAAGTAAAGAATTACAAGACATGGTACTAGGAGTAACACAATGAAAGCATTATTAAAAAACATAGTAGGGGCTGTTGCACCTACATTAGGAACTGCATTAGGTGGACCAATGGGAGGCATGGCAGCTAACATGATAGCAGATGTATTGGGAGTACCTAATACACCTAAAGCTATAGAGAAAGGATTAGCATCAGCTACACCTGAACAAATGTTAGAACTTAAAAAAGCTGAACAAGCTTTTGAAGTACAGATGAAAGAACTAGAAGTAGATGTATTTAAGTTAGAAACACAAGACGTACAAGATGCTAGAGGTAAGTTTAGTAAAGACTGGACAGCTCGTATAATGGGCATAACTGTTGTAGGTGGATTTATGGGATACATATTCCTTGTTACTCTACAACCACCAGAGCAGAACTCTGAAGCTCTTATAAACTTAGTACTAGGATACCTTGGTGGATTAGCAAGTGCTGTTATATCTTTTTACTTCGGAGCTTCTAACACTCAGAAAGACTAATGGACTCAGCAGTATCATTAATAACTGAACTAGGTTTTCCTATAGCAGCAGCACTTGGACTAGGTGCTTTTGTTTGGAAACTTATTAACAGAATTATAGATGGTATGGAAACTAAGTTAGATACTTTAGATGATAAAGTTCGTACAGCTTTAGATACTATGGAAGAAAGAGTGTCTACAAAGCTTGACAGCCAGTATGGTATTATTGTATCATTAATAGATAGGGTAAGAGCATTAGATAATCAAAGCATTAGACAAGATGTGCTCTTGAAAACTTTACTAGGCGTACCCAACTTAGTAGATATAGACAAGATAGCAAAGGCAGACAGAGATGACCAAAGAAAAGATTAACAAGAAAATATTACAAGCAGTAAATCTTGCTCCCAGTGAAACTTGGATAGAAAAAATTGTAGATGTACATCCTATGAAACAAATTACAATAGCTTCTATAGTACAAGCAACAGTGTTTGGGCTTATGCTTGGAATATTTTGGATAACTTCAAAGATTATTTTATTATGAAATTAAAACCTACATTTAAAAACACAGCCAAGGTAGAGAGAAACTGCTGGTGGTGTCTTATGTTCTGGTGTTTGCTAGTAAGTGTTTTTGCTGTTAATAGTGTATCAGATGAGATAGTTTTTAAGTTTAAAAGCCCTAGCTTTAACGGTAACAATACTAGCTCACATTATCTTACTATACAGAATCAAGAGTTTAATCGTAAAGAAGCTCTCAAGGCAGAGATAAAAGCTTTACAAGACCAGATAGAAAGAGACAAAGAGAATACAACCCTTGCTCGTTTTATTCGCAACTTGGAATCACGAATCTACTCACAGTTATCAAGACAGTTAGTAGAAAATTTATTTGGTGAGATACCTTCTGATAGTGGTACATTAACTTTAGAAGGTAATACAATAGTATACAAAGTAGAAGACGGCATAATAACTCTAACGATAACGGACAGTGATGGGAATCAAACAACGATTAGTTTGCCTGTGGGTAATTTTACTTTCTAGTTGTGCAGTAATAGAAGAGAGTGGAGATTTAGTTTTAACTAAAAAAATCCAACCAACTACTACATTAAATTTACAATCAGAAGAACTTAGAAACTTACCTCCGGCACATATAAGACCTACGATAGCTATATATCCTAATAGCTTTAGAGATTTAACAGGTCAAAGAAGAAGTAATAGTACGTTTGCTTTGTTCAGTACAGCTGTAACACAAGCACCAGAAGCTTTTCTTATTAGAGCTTTTAAGCATACAGCAAACGGAAAGTTCTTTAGAGTTGTAGAACGAGTAGGTCTAGATGACTTGACAAAAGAAAGACAACTTATAAGAAGTACTCGTAAAGAATTTAAAGACGATGACAAGATGAAACCTTTGTTATTCGCAGGGTTACTAGTTCAAGGTGGAGTAATTAGTTATGAAGCTAATTTAAAATCTGGAGGTAGTGGTGCTCGTTACTTAGGTATCGGCACATCAAAACAATTTAGGGAGGATACAGTTACTATATCATTGAGATTGGTTTCTGTAGCTACAGGTGAAGTTCTTATGGAAACATTAGTATCCAAAAGTATTTTATCAACAAGTGTTTCTCAGGATGTATTTCGTTTTATTGAAGCTGGTACTGAACTAGTAGAGATAGAAGGTGGTATATCAGAGAATGAAAGTGTTTCTATAGCTTTACAAAAGGCTGTAGAAAATGGGGTATTGAATATAATAAATATTGGAATAGATAGAGGCTATTGGAAATATGAACAAACTAAAATTATTAAGCCTGATTGCATTGATGAATGCATCGATAGCATACGGGGCTGACAACGAAATATATATAGACCAGTCTGGTGCTACATTCAATTTGGATGCAGAACAGCTTGGTTCAGGTAACATTATAGGTGGTGCTACTGCTGCTGCTGGGTCAATGACTGCATTAGACTTAGACGGTGGTGTACAGACTATTGATATTAATCAAATAGGTTCAAGTAACAAATTTTTAGGAGACATTACTGCAGATAACTTTGTAGGTTTCTGGGAGTTTGATGGTTCTACTAACGTGTTTAACGTACAGATAGACCCTACTAATACTTATGGTGCTGATGGTTCTAATGTTAATGTAGATGTAACAGGTGGTACAAACACTTTTACACTTGACTTAGCTACAACATCTTTAGCAAGTAATGCAGATTTAGACTGGATTATTAATGGAGACGGCAACACCTTTGACTTTAATATTAATAATGCTGATGCAACCAATGATGTCAATGTTGATGGAGATGACAACACAATAAACTTTACAGGTCAAGGGTATGCAGGTGGGTATTTTAAATTAACTCAAGTGGGTAATTCAAGAACCTTTAATATAAATCAACTGAGTACTCAAGATAATGACTGGTTACGCATCACGTCTAATGGTTCTAATGGTACTGTTTGTGTCATTCAAAATGACCAAGGTACAGGCACAAGCTGCTAATATAGGCAACATAACTGAACTAAACGGAACAGGTAGAGTTGTAAGAAATGAAACCTATCAAGCATCTTTAGACCTAGACATAAACAGCTACGATAATGTCCAAACTTCTAACGGGAGATTGGGCATTACTTTTTTAGATGACAGTCAAGTTAGATTGACAGAGCATTCTGAATTAATTATAGATGAATTTATCTATGACCCTGACCCTTCTAAGTCTAAGATGGCTTTACAATTTGCTAGTGGAACTGCAAGGTTTATTACTGGTAAGTTAGCCACAATAGATAAAGAAAACATTACTATTAATACGCCTAGTGCTACGATTGGTATTCGTGGTACAGATTTTACTGTGACTGTAGATGAGTTAGGTCGTAGTTTAGTTATACTATTACCAGACGATGATGGTCTACCTAGTGGAGAGATTGTTGTTGCTACAGCTATGGGACAGGTAGTTCTTAATAAGCCTTACCAAGCTACTACAGTTTCTATGTTTGAAACTAGACCCACAAACCCCGTTATCCTTGACTTAACCCTAGAGTTAATTGATAATATGTTAATTGTAAATACACCAAGGGAAGTAGAACAAAATGAAAGAGAAGATGGAGGGAGTAGTATTAATACTCTTGATGCTGATTTCCTTGAGTTTGATGAGTTAGAGACAGACTATCTAGCAGAAGATAGTTTAGAGTTTACAGAGCT